ATAAGTCCTGTACCGTAAAAGCCCAACCCGGGGAGGTACCTATAGTGGACAAAGTATTGTCGCTTTCTTTTCTTTTTGTCGTCTTCATAATAATTTCTCCTGATAGACAAAATAGTTCTTGAAGATTTATCTAGTGTAATAACGTATGGTCTAGCTATACCATCTTCTTCTTCAAACGGCTCTGGCATTTCCATTTCTACATGCATTTCAAGAAGTGTGTGTCTATCGTCATCTTCTATTGTTGCTGACTCACCATCAAGCTCATCATACTTTTCTTGTATGTCTGACATATCTGGCTCAGGGTCAGGTAATTCTATGTCTCTGTAAAACCCATTATCTTGCAGTTTTGCTATATCATTTGCTGATTTTTTCATAACATGAGTATATCTTTCACATGTCATAAGATCAGACGCACCATAAGAAACAACAAAGTCCTCTGCTGGTACAAACATAGCACATGGTCTTTCCATGATCGGATCGTAATAAACTTTTTTAAATGCAGATCCTGCAAGTGGTAACTTGAAAAGCATCTGTTCTGTTTCATCACGATATTCTGTCATCTGTTCTGTTAGCAAATAGTTCATCTCATTTTCTACACGAGCAGCCTGCTCTGTCTTTTCAACAGACATCTTTCCTATTATCTTTGTTCTAACTGGACCTGATGCAGGGAATATCTCACCCATAGCTTGCGCCTGAAACCTGACTATTGATTCTGTAAGTATGGGATGAAATACACCAGATGACCCTGCCCAAGGCTGCTGTCTTTCTTCTATCTTCATGCCAAGAAGATCTAATCCTTTTACATAGCTTTTAGCCCACTCACTTCTGGATTGTCTGTCAGAGTTAAAACTGGATATTAACTCGCTCGCCATAGACTGTAACTCTGCCTCATCTATTTGCTCTGCTAAGTTTGAATCAAAGCCACCGCTCATTATTTCTTCAACCTGCTCTCCAGTGAAGTCTATAATCATTCCTCCATCTTCTGTTTCAACAGATACAGCATCAGGATTAACCACCTCTACCTTTACTTCCGTAGGCTCTATGTCATTCTCATCACGAATCATTGGTGTCATGGGTTTTTCGATAGCCATAAGATTCTCCTATTTCATTCTTTCTAAAATTCTGTCGATCTTTTCTTCAAGTCTATTAATCGCAACTGTAACATCATCACGCTTTGCGTAATCTTCTCTAGTTTTATTTAATAAAATATCAATTCTTTTTATTTCTCTTGATTGTGTTGCCAAGAACCATCCTCCGCCTAAAACAATTATACCCATCAACCCATCGATTATATGCACCATATCCATTAATAATACTCCACAGGTCTTCTGTATTTAGGTTCGTCATCCCAATCATCCATGGTGGTTCTTATCCAACCACCTTGTCTGAATCTTAACAGCGCCTGTGTAGTCGAGTCAACCAAGTCATCGTGATCACCTGTTGGAAATGCGGCACATTCTTCAATAACTTCCTCTGCCCACCTTGTTGGAGGACACCAGACAACACCACTAGCAAATAAATCTGTAACACTGTTAACTCTTGCTATCTTATCCTGTCCACGGCTCGGTGTAAACTCCGTAACTGGTATTCCCATCGCTCTAAGCTCAAAAATAAGTGGTGAACCCGCTGCTTTTGCCTCTACAATCATTTGGTCAGGCTCAAATTCCCAGTATTTATCGTATGCTGCTCTTTTTAGATCAGGAAATTCTAGTTTTTCTTTGAAAGCATCGATTAAAATTAGATTTGGCACTTCATGCCCATCATCATCGGGATGATAAAAGATTCCCCATGTAGTACAAGCGCTATAATCTGCCCTTTGTGTCTTTAAAAACGCTGTATCCCATGATTGTATGATGGAATCGCATGGCGGTAGGTCATTTTTATCCCATTCCTGCCACCATTCACGCTTAATTAACGCCCCTTCCTCGGATGTGGGATCTTGCTGGTACTGTGCATTCCATTTTGCCACGGGTAATTCAGCTTTTAGGGCATCTAACTCTGATCTTTTCCAAAATTCTGGCCACAAAGTCTTATCTGATGGCAAAATTGCAGGTAATTGTATGACTTCCCAATCGTTAGACCCCTCTCTTTCAATAGATTTATTAACTATCTGCCCTGTTAGATCTCTTTTTGACCATCTAGTCATCACAAGTATGATAGCCCCACCCGGCTGGAGTCTCTGTCTTGGTCCAGATGTGTACCATTCATAAACTTTATTATAAACTTCTGGGTTATACTCACCCATCGTGGCTTCTTGCTCAGAGTGTGGATCATCAATTATTAAAATATCAGCGCCTTTTCCTGTCACTGCACCACCAACACCTATAGCAAAGTAGTCACCGCCTTTGTTTGTGTTCCATCTACCTGCCGCTTTACTATCTGTTGATAGTTCTATGCCCGGAAATATATTTTGGAAGTCTTCATTTTGAATTAAGTTTCTAACTTTACGACCAAATCCAACAGATAGTTCTGCCGTGTGTGCAGTTTGTATGACTTTCTTTTCTGGATATCTGCCAAGAAACCAAGCTGGGAATAAATAACTTGCAAACTCTGACTTGGTATGACGGGGTGGCATATTGATAATTAATCTTTTTAATTTACCCGCAGCCACTTTCTCAAATGCCTCTGCCATAATCTCATGGTGTTTGCCATGAATAAAGCTCGGCCACATTAATTTAACAAAAGGAAGAAACTCTTTTCTTGCCTGTTCTTTTTCTTGTATCTCTTCTAACTCTTCAACAAGAGCTAATATCTCTTGTTGCTTCTCCAAAGGAAACTGATCTAATTTTTTAGATGCTGTCTTTAATATTCTAGATAAATCATTCATTCTCGTTCCTGCATTCTACACGATCCTGATCTACAATCTTCTGTGCCAGATCAATCATCCACAAACATTCTTTTGTGTCAACGGCAGAAACTACATTTAAAGATCTTTCTCCATTTTTATCAGTGATCCATCCTATAACAACTGGATCTTCTAATTCTTCCGGATCTAAATCTATTAATTTTTGGGTTTCTTTTTTATCTCTAAAGTCTTTTAGACTAATAATATTATTTTTCAAATAATTTTCCCAACTAGTTATAAAGTTACTAGTTATAACTAGTAAGTTATACTAGTATAAAACTATATATATACTAGTTATAACTAGTAGGGAACCCCTTTTTTATTTTTTTTTAGCTTTTTTACATATATGGGCATAGTGGGGTACTAAGATATGTGAAAAACTAAAGGGGTGACCCCTCTTGACAGAATTTATAATTTGGATGTGTGAAATAAACTACGCGCGTGCGTAGCGGGCCGTGTGCAATACGGGTGGTACGGGGTAGGTGGGGTAACTAGAAGTTAAAATTAACTAATAACTAATATCGTAAATAGCCAACTAATAGATTAATCAGCTAATAACTTTTGGAGTTTAGCCTTTAAATCTTCAGCTATCTCTTCGCTTGTTCTATCGGCTTGTTTATTCTCAACCTCTAACTTTTGACCAAACATGTTTACTGTTTGACCGAGTAAATGCAGAGCCTTAATTCTGTTACTTGCCTGATCGCCTTGTTCTATTTCTTCAGTTAGCTTTTTTAAAACGTATTCCTCTCGCCTGACCGCCATCGTGCTACGATCGTCTTCCATACGCCTTTGAATAGCTTTTATCCTATTGGTAACCTTTGGGTTTGACATAAGTTCACTTGCCATATTCCAAATTGTATTATCTTTAGTCGTTGGGCTGACGTTATACACACGCCTATAAGCATCGCTACTCGTAAGGCTTTCCTCTGCGATCAGCCTAGCAAACTCAGCTTGTTTTGCGGTTATTGGCTGATCCTTTTTTTTGGTCTCTTTAAATTCTTTTTTGTTGTCACTTACCAATTTTAATTTTGGTTTTTTATTGTCAATTTTTTTTGCCATGATTTACCTACCAATTATTTTTTTATTGCACTCTCAGAAATTAGCACCTCATTAACTTACTGTAAATATTAGAACAAAACATGAAATAGTGTTTAATAGCCCATACAAGCCCATACAGCCACAAAAGGTGTTCCCGTGTATGATCCATCAAAAAAGTTTGTTTCGGCGTTTTTGGCTTCCAGCCTACGTTACAGAGCATCTCAAAAAAAAGTTTAAAAAAAATTCATTTTTTTCCAAGAAAATTAGTCTGCCAATCTTATTACTAGTATACGAACAAAAAACAAACTTTTGGAGAATGCTAAATGCAAAAAAGAATAACAAAAAAAGAAATACTAAACGAGATCAACAACAAGAACTTAGATCTACATTCAGACTATGGATATTTCTACTTTACATATTCCGATATGGACAACGACACATTCGAGACAAAGTCGGTTTATGTTGCCAAGCTATCCGATCTCTCAATATGTGAGTGGATTGATATCGGCAAAGAGTTTGCTGATAGTGTTGAGTTTAATATTTGGTGCGATGATCTACACAAATTATGTAATTACTATGGAGGCTCTATGTAATTACTAAAAAAGGGGGCAGTTTTTACTGCTCCCAAAGTTAAATTCAACTTTTGTAAAAGTTATTAAAAAAAGTTTTTGAGTGTGGATAAGGGATACAGAAGATATTTACATTTATTTACATTATTTTACATTTTTGGGCTTGCATATATGCTCATTAATTGATATATAAAAGATGACAGCCCCTATTTGGCAATTTGTTAAAGCGAACCGCAAACATCCCTCTCTGACCTACATGGGAAACTAGGCAGAGAGATCAGCAACCGAGAGAATGTAGGTTGTGAGATCCTAGAGAGGCAAGAGTGAACCGCCCCCCACAATTCAGAGAGATGATCTCAGCGATATGGGCAAACCAACAAGTCACTAAAAGGCATCCTGATACATATCAGGCAAGGTACAAATAACCTTACGAGTTGCCAAGTAGTGGTTGTCACAAAACATAATTATCACAACTCAGGAGATCAATATGAATATTACAGATACACAAAAGAAGATTATGGATAGAGTTCTAGATAAGTACGATGCTCTACTAGATGAGTTGGCGGGATTAAATCCAAGCTATATGTCTGATAGCAAGTACATCGAGATATTTGGGGGCAGAAAAGATCTAGAGAATGATATCTACTCTCACATTCAAGAGTATAACTTGAATAAGAAATATCCTCGAGCCTCAATGGGCGGTTGGAATATTCCAACAAAAAAGTCTAGCTGATGAGACCTAATGAGGTCGAAACATTGAGCAGTATTTACTGCTCCTTGTCCTAGAATAATTAATCAACATGGAGAACCATAATGCAAAATATTAACATCGAGTATTTGCCTCAGCTTATCACAAAGCTAGAAGAGATTATGTCTTGGAATAGCTTTGCTTTAAGTCTTGTAAATCAGTACAGATCAAAAGGCGGTCTATCTGAAAAGCAAATGTCTTCGGCTCAAGCTATGCTTGATAAGATGGCAGTAAACAAGTCTAAGGCTGAGAGCCTCAGGAAAAGTTTCAACACTAAAAAAATCGAGGATCTTTTTGCAGTTGCATTAAGTAACGGGCTGAAGAGACCAAGGTTTCATTGTGGAGATGTCATCTTATCTTTGGCTAGTGAGCAGTCAAAGAATAAAGGGGCTATCTACGTTAAGCATAAGGATACCAACGAGTACGGGCATACCGAGAAAAACTATGTAGGTAAGATTATGAATAATGTATTCATGCCGATCCTGAGGGCATCCAAAGAGGCTATTGATACTGTTATGTCTATAGCTGATGATCCTTTAAAGAGTGCTATCAATCATGGCAAAATGTCTAACCATTGTTCTATGTGCAACAAAGAATTGACTGTAGATAGATCAATCAAAAATGGTTATGGCAAAAAGTGTGCCGAGAATTGGGGCTTTCCTTACTAATTAATCAACCAACCAACTTGCAAATAATGGAGAAAATTAATGCAAAAAAATATTTCTTACGGACTTTCAAACGAGAGCATCAAGTCAATCGCATCCGCTGAGACCACGATTTCGGGTCTCAAGGATGCCAACAAAGAGAATACTGCAACGATTAACCACAATAAAGTTCAAGAGCAGTACGTTCCCTTTATCGTTCATTCTGCTCAGTTCCCAAGAACTAAAAGCGGTAATGTTGCCAAGGCAGTTACTCAATGTATGTACGATGATCTCGTAAATCATTGCGGTATGTCTAAGTCTTCAGCCAAGATACTAAAAGAGAACAGTATCAAATTCTGTGAGTTCTTTGATGTTCCTACTCAGGCAACACCTGAGTTAATCAAGGGCATCTTATCCGAGAATGATCTCGATACTCAAACCAAGATTGTTGCAAAGGTCTCAGGCAAGAAAGAGGTTACACTTGCCGAGAAGATTGCCAAGATGGTTTATGGTAAAGAGGTTACCAAAAAGGTTGATGGTGTCGAGCAGACTATCTTCATTCCAACTGATCTAACAATGGATGAGATCGATCAGATTGAAGAGCATATGGCAGACATCAAAAGAGTTCGTATCGCAACTGACGAGGCTAATCGTGCCAAGTTGGCTGAGACTACAACTGACAACAAAGAGACTAACGATGTTCTCGATGCACTTACTGCATAATCGAATGCACAAATTGAGATCCGACTTTGTCGGGTCTCTGCTTGTTCAGTCGAGCAATAACAATAATAACTACGGGAGTTACTATGGAAAATTTCATTAAGCTACATAATAAAATGCACAAGTTTCATAAACGTCAAAAGGCATTAGACGAGTTGTCAATCATTCAAAAACTAGATGGCATCATCGCTGATCTAAATGCTGATGGATTAAATGAAATAGCTAATCTTGTTGAAATAGAAAAACAAAAGATTGGCAATAAGTTCAATCAGGCTGAGTTACAGTCTCAGATTGAGTTAGAAGATTTAATTAAAACTAACAAGGAGTTACTAGATGAATAATCAAGATATCGTAAAACACTTTGGTGGTCGCATCATCCGAGGTGTATTCAAAAAGATTGATGGCTCTCGCAGAAAGTTTTGGGGAGTTCTCAAGTATGAGGATAGGGATGTTCCTAACCTCGTAACAGTCTACGACTTTAGCAAAAAGGCTTATCGTAGATTTAGACTAGACCAAGGATCTATCGTGCTTAATAGCGGAGATCGTTGGATTAAACATAACCAAATTAAAGGTGTAACTTTAAAAACAAGGAGTACTGTATAATGAGATTATCATTAGCAAGAAATATCATTGTCGAGGGCATCAAAAAGAATGTTGCTCAAACTTTAAAAAAGCCAATCACATTCCACCTTGAAGGTAGCATGGGTATTGGCAAGACTGCATTAGCTAGACAGATAGCCGAGGACTTAGGTTTTTACCTTGTCATCGTTTCTTTACCTCAGCTAGAGCCTACCGATATTGGCGGTATGAGAATGCCTAAGGGCGATAGGATGATCGTTCTTCAGCCTGATTGGTATGTAGATGCGGAGCAGATGGCAAAGCTAAAAGCCGAGGGATATAAGGGTGTCTTGTATTTCTTTGACGAGTTGCCTCAAGCCCCTATTCTCAACCAAAACATATATGCTCAGATTGCCGATGAATATAGAATTGGCGATTACAAGCTAGATCGTACTGAGTGTTATGTAATGTCAGCGGGCAATAAGCTATCAGACAAAGCGGGTACAAATGCCATGCCTAGTCACTTAATCGATAGGCTTACGTTCCTCGAGATCGAGCCTAACCTCGATGACACTTGCAACTATTTTGCTAAGACGGGTGTAGATCATAGAGTTATTTCATGGCTCAGATTTCAGCCTGAGTTCTTGCATCAGTTCAAGCTAGGAGAGAATGCTTATCCTACTCCAAGGTCTATCGAGAGATCTGCTCAGATTATGAATTGGGATCTCGATGAAGAGGCAATGGCTGAGGCTATCAGCGGTCAGATCGGCAGATCAGCATATGCTAACCTCAAGACACATATGGACGTTTACTCCAAGTGTCCTGATGTTGATAAGCTAATCGCTAATCCTGATACTGCTGAGATCGTGGAAGAGCCTGCGATTATGTATGCTTTATGCTCCACCTTATCGACCAAGGCTAACGATAAGAATATCGGTAATATCTTAAAGTACTTAAAGAGATTACCGAATGAGGAGTTCCAAGCATATGTCCTCAAGGATGCACTATCAAGAGACAACAGTCTCAAGCAAAACAAGGATGTCAGATTGTGGGCATCTGCAAAGGGCAACGGGAAATATCTCGTTGCCTAAAAGTTCAACTTAACTTTTAGGAGAATGCTTAATGCATGATTTACCAAGAAAGATAGCAAGGTCTAAGGTTAGACTAATGCTAGATAAAGAGAGCAAGGGTTGGGGCTTTTATGCCTCAGTCCTTTATCAAATGCCAATGGTCGAGAAAAATACTATTCCGACTATGGCAACTGATGGCAGATCTATATTCTATAATGCGGAGTTTACCGATGCATTGACTGAGCCTCAATTGGATGGAGTAAAAGTCCACGAGGCTTATCATCGTATTCTCAAGCATCATCTAAGGATGGGCAAGAGAGATCCTCAGCTTTGGAATATAGCTTGCGATTATGCAATCAATCCCATCATCATCAACTCAGGTTTAACTTTACCTGATGGTGCTTTGATAGATCAAAAGTTCTTCGGTATGTCAGCCGAAAAAATTTATGATCACCTCATGCAGAATGCTCAGGATAAGCCTGAGCCTCAGGAGTGGGGCAATGTCGAGGATATGGGAGAGGGCATGAGTTCAGATCAGATCAAAGCTGAAGAGGCTACGATCAATGCTCAGGTTGTTATGGCAGTCAACTCGATGAAGAAAGAGGCGGGCAAACTACCATCCAATATTCAAGAGATCATCAACGAGATGAAGAGATCTCAGATAGATTGGACTGATGTTCTTCGCAAGTTCATCGGGGGCGATCAGCCCGAGGGCTATAGCTACCGCAGACCTAATCGTAGGCAATGGTATCTAAACGAGGTCATCACTCCCGTATCCAATAAGATCGGTTGTGGCGATATCGTTGTCGGCATCGATACTAGCGGTTCAGTTAGCAGTAAAGAACTATCCTATTTCTTAGGAGAACTTAATGCTATTGCGAGCAGTTCGGGTGCTGATAGTGTCACGATTATTACTTGTGATGCTGATGTACAAGATGTCATCCGATACGAAAAGGGCGAGCAGATCGAGATGCTAGAGTGCAAAGGTCGAGGCGGTACGAGAGTTATGCCCGTCTTCGATTATATTGCCAATAATAATATCAATGTAGATAACTTTATCTACTTTTCAGATATGGGCATATTCGACTATCCTGAGAAAGATGTAGGTTATCCTATCCTTTGGGTGTCATCCGATATCAAAGCTAAGGATGCACCTATTGGAGAGACTACTTATCTCAAAGTTGCCTAACCAAATTAACTTATCCACAAGCCCCCTAAGTTTGGGCTTGTGGTCAAATCATCAACTACTATCATGGAGTAATCAATGCAGATAGATAATATTTTAGAAAACAAGAGTGTAGCAAAGCATCAGACATATCTTAATATGAAAGATGCCTTTGAGTATTCAGTATCCAAGTTTGGATTAGAGATCGATGACATTGTATCAATGACTTACAATCATCGAGGTCATCCCAAGTATGACAAGGCTCGTGAACAAAAAATGGAGCAGTACAGATCCATGTTGGATTACGAGCAAGGTCAGGTAATAATTGGCTTGTCAAGTATGTTTAAAAGCATACAAGAATATAGACACAATATGAGAAAGTCTTCCTTGTTAGATCAAGAGGGCTACCTCAGTAAGTTTGATCTATTCAAGAAAGCTATCAGAGATACCAAGGATCATGCTAGAGATTGGTGGAGTAAAAACCATCAAAGAACTAACATTAGCATTCTATGCGAAAAGGGTTCTACTCTTAATGTAGAGCCTGATAAGCAAGAGCAAACTAAGTATGTTTACGATAGACGTAAGCTCAAGCTATCCCCTTTGTGGTTTCACAAAGTTTGGAAAAGAGGTCTATCAGGTGTCGAGTACAAAGGCAGACCACACTTTATAGCTGATCTCAAATATACACCAATAGCAAGATTGGAAGACAAAGACATGAAAGTTTACAAGGTCGATGTCGTTAGTTCCAAAAGCGGTATTGTCAGTATCATTAGAGATCTATGGTGTGTAGCTTTCGAGACTGAGCCTTATTATAACAACGGGATTGCGGGTCATAAGCAAGCCAAGTGTATTGCATCCATAAGCCCTGAGTTAAGATTAGCTGAGGTCAATGTCTCTAAGAGAATAACATCAAATGTACTTAATAACTTATTAGATTAGAAAGGAGTAATCATGCAAGATATAGTACAATGGTGCTATCGTGGGTATGTATACAATCCAAGTTTTATTGGAGATGATATCTTATCCCACGATGTCTATCATGTTTCAAATGAAGATCGGATAGTTTTCTTTTGCGACAAGCGAACTCAAATAGCTTGGAGTGAAAGAGACTTTCGGGAGTTCGTGGACTATATGCTAAAGTCTACAGAAATCCACTAAAATTATAGATGGTGGGCAAAGCCCGTCACTTTGCCCATCAATAGTTAAACTTAACTTTTGGAGAACCAAATGCATACACCTATATTAGCTAACGAATT